TGTGCTTGCTGACTTAATTGGAAGTTAGCGGTCTGCAAGTCGCGGTCTCGGTCTGCCAGCTTGTCGCGCAGGTCTTGGATTTGGTTGGCAATCAGAACTGCCCTGGTCTTTTCGCCGTCCTCTTTTACTGCGTTGACAATATCGCAGGTATTACGCGCGTTCTCATAGCGCACTGCGTCAATATTTCTGTTAGTTTCGCAGCAGCACTGCTGTTGAGCAAAACGATTTTCGGAAAGCTGACTGCCTAACTGATAACCGGTCTGCATAATGTCACGTTGCACACCGTTAAACCCATTCAGCATAGTGCTGTTCTGAGCGTAGAAGCCGTCGCATAAGCCGTTCTGAACGCCGCGAATACCTTCTTTAATATCCTGCATAGAAAATTGGTCTGCGATTTGATCGCGTGTCATGCTGCCATTTGCAAAAATTTCAGCACCCATATTGCCGCGGTTATTCCAATTACCGCCCCAGCCGCCCATAAGAGCGAAAAGTACGATAATCCACATAAACCACATACCGCCGCCCCAGCAGTCACCGTAGTTGTTGTTTCGATTCATGTCCATTACCGGAACAATGTTTGCACCTTCCATGATAAAATTTCACCTCCAGGAATTATATGTAAAGCTCATTGCGCGCTATTAGAGCTTTAAACCGAATTGACTTAAAAACTGAGTAAACTGTTCGTCACTCATGCCGCGTTGCCTTGCAAGGTTACGTACAGTTTCTTTTAACTGCATTTCATTCTTTCCTTGCCCCATTTGCATAGCACGGCTCATCATAGGATTCTGCTGTGCTAACTGTGTAAGCATCATCATAGGATTACCGCTGTTCTGTAACATTGCCATTATCTGCATCGGGTTCATGGTTCATGCCTCCAATCTGCTTTTCCAATCTGTCCACACGTTCTACTAATCTATCTACAATGTTTTGTTCCGCATATGCAGGCTGCTTCTGCGAATTGTTAATTTGATATACTCTGAAAATCGGCAGTCCGTCCAAGCCTATAAGCTTTTCATAAATTTTGCCTTCAGCTGGGCACGGGAAAAAAGTGCTCGTTCCGTCCAAGTCAATTTGAGCTGCCTTTGCTTCATCCATGCTGGTAACAATTCTGCCTTTTAATGCCATAGGCATAGGCTGCTGCATAGTTGGCTGGTACATCTGCTGCTGTTGTTGCTGCAAATAATTCAGCCGTTGCTGCATCTGCGGTGTTGCGCCCATATAAGGGTTATATTGTCCGTACATACTTATCACCTCACTTATAGTTTAGATGATTTTTAGCAAAACAATCCCTACAAATTCCCCACAAAAAAAGAACCGCCCTAAAAGGCGGCTCCTGCATTTAAAGGAATGATAATACATTTGTTATTCGTTTGTACGCAGTATTCAATTCCTTGTCTACCGTTTTAACAGATACATTCAGCTCCGCTGCAATTTGATAATTAGTCATACCTTTTATAAATTTCAGCTCGCAAATTTCTACCTGCCGTGGTGTTATCTTTGCTTCTTCTAATACCGCGCTGAAAGAACGGCGCGTTGAAGCTTGTAACCAATCCCGCGTGTTCTTCAGCAGTATGTTCATTTCTTGTCACCTACCTGAATAAATAAAAGCTATAGCTGTTGCCGCCCATCCAAACAAAGCGGCACAGATTATCTTTCTTTGGAAAGCAATAGTTTCTACATAACCTTTTAATAACATTGTAATAATGCCTGCCGGTAATTGTTCCTTTTCATCCATCGTAACACCATCCAATAATTTTATTTTGCAGCTGCATAAAGCAAGAAGAATAACGCAGTACCTGCATAAATATTCCGCTGATTTTTAATTCTGTTCGCCCGCTTTCGGTCGTATTCCATTTGCTCTATCAACGTCTCGTATAATTCCTCGCTGCGCTTCAACGATTCCTTTGCACTCGCTAATGAACGTTTGGAGTTCGTCAGCGCTTCTTGCGTTAGAGTGAGCTGCTTCTTCGCTTCGCTTAATTGCGCCAGCAGTTCTGTTGACGTGTTTTTCTGCTGTTTCAATTTCTCGTCTACTAGATTCAATTTCGCTTCCAGCAGATTTGTTTGATTTTTGAATTGATTCCACTGTTCGATTGACAGCGTTATTTGCTTGGGTGCCGCTTCCGCCGTGCCAACGCCAGTACACGTCATTACAGATAAGCAAAAGACCAGCAACAATAAGACTAATCTTAACAGCTTTATCAATCTTACGTCTTGTTTCATCTTTCATTATTACCTCATATAAATACCTATATTTGCAAAACATTATAAATCGCGTCAGACGCACAAACTTCGCCTACAAGCGGCTTTAGCTCGCCGCAGGATAAATCGTAAGCGGTGCTAATTTCAAAGCACTCATAGGCGAAGTATTTTTGTGCAATTTGCGCCTTCTTGTAGTTAGATATTCAGATTAGAGAGCAAAGTAATGATGCAACGCACCGAGAGTAAAGCCTAAAACAAGGCCTACTAAAAATTTCTTGTCAGCAACAAAAGCTTTTAATTCTTCCATGATTTCACCTCCTTATCTTCCATTACCAGCAAAGCCATACGCAGGTACGCCATACGGTGTTGTTAAGTCAATGCCAGCAACATACTGATACGTAGCTTCCGCTCTATTGGCGTAACCTGCTCTATACATCTCACCAACATCGGCAGCAATCCAATAGTAATTCTTAAACAGCTTGTAAAGCGCCTCCAGACTACGCAGGTTGACGCGCTCAAAACGATTCTCCAGGAAACGCTTTACAACATAAGTGCTAGTCGGACACCACATGCCAGCATAAATAAGGCAGCGTGTATCATCCAACGTTGGCACCTGTTGAAGCACCTCGACATATTGCAGGCAGTCACGTGACAACTGTTCTAACTGCGCCTGCTGTCCTGCGTCGCTTCTCAAAAGCTCTTTCAGCATCGGCAATTCGCCACTTGCCTTAATATCAATGTAGGTTCTGCCGACAAATTCTTCACCGCCGGGAATAGCTCTCAAAAGCTCATCAGCTCTGTTGCCCTCCCATTGGCTGACACCGATTGACGGATACGCATAGGCGGTAGACTTTGCTACGCTGTCATAGCCGCCTTCAACGCCTGTTGAGATAATGCCTTTTGCGATTTCTCTCGCAAGGCTTTTGTTCCAGTCCATAGCTATCACCTCACTCACTTTTTAAGCAACGATTGGACGCCTTCTTGTACACGTCTTCGTACATTTCTTGCTTATCGCCGTTGTATGTATATTCCGCATAGATACCATCACCGCTTACGGTCGTAGACAGCAACGCCTTATAATTTTGCAATGTTTTGCACGCCCATACAACATAGACGTTTTCTAATGTAATAGGCTGAACATCATTCGGGCCATGATGGATGTTGTTAGATTGGTTATACCACTCTACTAATTTGTTTTTGCACACCGATTCAAAATGCGCCATACCTGTAATAATCATTATTATCACTCCTTTAATTTAACTTCTTAATTTCACATTTCACTTGTTAAGTTGTTACTTATCTTCTAAAATGTGTGTCAAATATGTGTCACTTGACTTTTTGAAGCAACATTATTACGCCTTGAAACCATTGCTATATCTAGCTTTCAGCGTTTTTAGCGAAAATTAGTCAAGTGCATTTTTGTAAAAAAGTCAAGTGGCGTTACTCAAAATTTACTCGTCATTCTTCACTTTCATTGCTTTAGTTTCAACATACTTGTTGCCAAGCTGTGCCAACATAAACGATACGCAAGCCATAGCAAAGGCTTCGTAGTTGCCCCACGTTTTAACAAAAAACGCAAGGTAAAGAGAAATCACGCAAAACAAGATAAACGCAAGCACGGCACACAGTCTGCCGATACTCAACGTGTTATCATCCTTCTTTAACATGTTTAATAACTTACGCATTTTGCACCTCTCATTTTTTATCTCTCGGTGGATAGTTCTGCAATTCGTTAATTTGCTCCATCAAATTGTCAATTACGCCATTATCACCTAAAGCTTCATAACTTTTGTAGCAGGCATCAATGCTTTCTTTTGCATAAATCGGTATCCACCCCTTATCCTGGACATAGTGATTATACGCCTGTATAATCCGGTCACGCAGAAGAGCTTGCAGTCCAGCCTTTAGAGCATCATTTTCTTTTTTCTTCTGCCGATACATAGTGATAAGCAGCGTTATTACGCCGCCGGATATAACGTTAATCACAGAGTTTAACGCCGTATCTAAAGACTGTTCCATCATGTTGTTACACCCCTATTGTCATACTTCCATTGTTACGGCTTCTACTTCTGCCGCCGTAGTTGCTGCCTCAACTTTTTCTTTTGCTACACGATATGCAGTATGCAGTTTGTTTGAGCGCACTGCTACAGCAGCAATAATCATCTTTAAATCATTAGCCGTTACTGGTGTGTCAGCATTATCTGCCGTAGTCCACTCTATTGTAGCTCCTTCGCCTTGCAGTTCCAACGCAATAATAGCTGCATTGATTCTATCTCTTGCTTTCTCGTCATAATCAAAAGAGTAGCCTTTGTACTCAATCGGTTCTACTTCTGCGTTATCACGTTGAATTTTAAGAGTAAGAATTTTATGCTCTTTGATACTTTCAACGCTTTCTTCCTCGGTAGTCACAGTGACACCTAAGTCTTTAAGTGCATCTTCGGAGATAGACAGCGGAATGAAGATACCGTCTTTGCCTAGTGCTTCCGAAAGGTCATACAAGTTATCATAGCTGTTAGCCTTATACGTGTATGTATTCATCAAAATCACCTCTTAATTAAATACTATTTCGACTTTAAATTTCTTTCCTACGTTGGCGGCAGTAAACATACTTGAAATATTTGACGGCACACGTTGCACGTAGGTGTAAAAGCCAATTGCAGTACCTTGCCACGATATTTTACCAACTGCAAGGGATTGAGTAACACCTGTTTCAAGTGGTGTAATGTTAAGATTAATATTACGGCTGCCACTCGTTACACCTTCTTCTTTAAAGGCTACATCAAGTCAACCACCATAATAAGACAGAATAACAAGAGTAACGGCTCTACCATCGTGTGTAACATTGCCTGTAACTTCACCATAGTAACCACTGTTGTTATTATATCCATATTGACCACCTTTAGTTCCCATAGTCACAATGAATACATTCTCTTGCGCATTTCCACTTTCAGCCTTCTTGCCCATAAACATACGATTAAGTCCCATAGTGCCACCTCTACGATAACTTAGATGCTTGCACGATACTTGTTAAATTACTGTTGGTATCTTTTGTCATTAAAATGTTAAGTAACATCCCTGTGCTAGAAATAGCAACATCAGATGCACTGCCAATATATTTAATAGTACCAGCATTTGTGATAGTCAACGGATAATCCCCATTTGCGCTAAAGTATGCAGTAAAGATAGAGGATTGTCCAACACCAAGTCTATCAGCTAAAGATGAAAGATTTAGCGTAAAAGCTCCTGTTACTGTATAAACCATTGTTGATAGTAATGGAGTGTCGGATGTTCCGTTAATTGTATAAGTGTTATATTTTTCATTTAGGAGTACAGGATAATAAAATATTTGCTCTGCCGTCCAAGTATTAGATTCCGATGTGCTAACGCCACCACCACTAACAGCAATAGTTACGTTACCACTAGTGTCGGGTTTTGTTCCATTAACACTCTTAACAACATCACTAACATCTGCCTTCTTGGCATAAGTTTCAGTAATTACATTACCTTCACTATCTTGTGTAGCTTTGGTAGCAGATGCTGCATTGCCTGTATAATTAGTAGCGTCAATAGAGGCAACCGGAGGATTTGCCGTACTTTGATACCACTTTATAGCACTATCTAAATCTCTATAAGCAATAAGGCTTATACCCTTTTGAAAATAATTGTCCTTCGAGAATGTATTATTTTTATTAAGATTTGCCTTATCATCGAGTGCGCCTTTAATGACTTTATTCTGCACAGGGTTAATACTAGTTTCAGACAGCTCTGCGTCCACAGTAATACTAGAACCGCCACCAGATACATTAATAGTTACATTACCACCAATATCGGGTTTAACACCATTGACAGACCTAACATAAGTGCTTGTAATAAAATTACCTTCGGCATCCCTAAGAGCACCATATGCAAAAGAATTTTTACCCAATTTATTATCTAAGGCTTCATATATAACCTTATTCTGTACAGGGTTAGTTGAAGTAGAGGATAGTTCTGTATCAACAGTCACACCACCATCAGCACCATCTTTACCCTTAATGTTCACAGAAGGGGGGTTAGGAAGTCCTGCTTTGTTTGACCAACTTAAGACACCCTCTGCAGACACACTAGGGACAAACACGTTAACATTCTCACTATAATTCTTAGCATTAGTTGCATAGGTACTAGCAGCATCTCGGTAACTCTTGGCTTCATTAGCACTACTTCTTGCATCAGTTGCAAAGTTACTTGCGCTGTTTGCAGCAGACTGTGCTGCTTCTTTACTAGCAGTTGCATTATCAGCAGAGGTCTTAGCATTGTTTGCATAAAGAGCTGCATCACTCTTAGCAGTTTCAGCTACGTTCTTGTAACCTTCAGCTAACCTTGCGCTTTCAGCAGCACTTGCAGCAGACGTACTAGCAGCCTGTGCACTGTTACCGGCTTCGCTTGCTGATGCAGCAGCACTATCTTCACTCTTCGCCGCTGCAGCTGCACTTGCAGCGGCACTCTGTGCTTGTGCTTGAGCCTGCGCGTAAACACCTTGCGCCAATGGCAAAACCTTTGCCGGGTCTTCCGACAATTCAAGAGTTTTTCCATCGTCACTAATTCTAAAGCTTTTGCCGTTCTCCCACGGAATTGTAGTATCAATATCAGCGCTTGTACTTACACCGATTTTCAAACTTCTACCGGTAACGTCGGTAAGCTGTTGCGCAATCATCGTCAGTTTATCGCCAATATCTTCAACCTGGTTAAAAGGATATTGGTCTGGCAAATCCGTTTCCTGCGTTACCGGCACTTCCCTATAAATCGTCAGTTTCCAACCTGTCGGCAACACCGGCGGCCGTTCACTCTCCGGCACTTCTGCGCCGACTGCATAACCTGGATAACGTACAACATTCTTTTCAACATCAACGTAATAATCTTTAGTCAGCAGCTTTTCTTTGCCGTCTGCGTCAGTCAATAAAACTTTTATGTCCGTCCGGTCTAAAATGTTAAACTGATACGCAAACTCTGTTGCATTCCCATTGCCGTTATATGTGATTCTGTTATCGACATGAGCAATCATAATAGCTCCCCTCCTTTTATTGTTTTTGCCAAAAGAAAAGCGTAGATATATTTTTATATCTACGCTTAATAAATTCACTTTAACTAATTATATACCTATTTTTGGAGATTCATATCTATGCTACTTTGTGAAATTTTTGTCAATCTTTTTTACGTTCGCTTTTTGGTCTGCGCTTGTAAATATCTTGCAGTTCAAAAACCATATCACCAGCAGCAATATCTATACCGTTGAATATGATATTGAAGATGCCGCTAGGAATACCAAGCCATGCGCCGCCGACATATGCCACCTGCTCTGCCAATTCGCTAGGCTCTTTCTTACCTTCCACAACATCGTTTATACGTCTTGCAACAGTAAAGCCTCTGTCAATCAAGCCTTGCGCCGCAGTCAGTCTATAGCCGTAGTTTCTCATGCCTAGCAAGTCCTGTACGCCAACATTCGCTGCCTGCCCTACGGGGCCGCCCATAGACAACGGGTAGTTGATAAGCTCTTTTGCAAGATTATTCCAATCGTCTTTTTTATCTTTCTCAAAAGGAGCAGTCAAAGAAAGCTCTCCGATAGCCACGTTCAACAAGCATACGCCTAACCATTTAGCAGCAACGAAAGCAATCAGCCGTTCAGCCATTTCTTTTTTTTCACCGCTATTCCATAACCTTTTAGCAATATGAGCTTCTCTGTCCCATTGGTTAAACTGCGTATTGAAGAATCCCTGGAACATCGTAAACAGTCTGAATAGGCCACTGCCACGTTGCAGGCTTGACACATCATGAATACGGCTACTGCCTAACGTGCGACGAATAACAGCGTTCGCAAAGTCTAGTGCTTCCTGCTCCGTCTTGCCTTCATTGATTTTCTTCATGTATGCTTCTGCAAATACCGGCTTTGCGGTCATCATATCAGTGTAGCCTAACAGCATTGCACCATATTTCAGCGTCTTTTTCTCAATTGAGTTAAGGTCGGAACGATTCTGAATATCTCTCAATGTAACGTCTGGTACTTCCATGCGTTCACGCATAAACACGCTTTTTGCGCAAATCGCATCTACTTCTGCCCTGCCTTCACCTGTAAAGCCACGGTACAAGGCTCTGAAAGCGTCAGCATAAGTAAAGCCTTCTACGCTATTTCCGTATAGCAGGATGTTAGAAAAGTTCTGCATTGCCGTTTTGAAGTTAAGCATAATAGCGGTATTTGTTGCAATATTACGTAAAGCGTTGGCAGCTTTCGTAAACAGATTCTCAGCCATATATGCTGTCTTATTGCCATATGGGTTAGCGCAAGCCTGCAAAAACTCTCTCAAAAGTCTTACGTTTGTATCGCCTAAACGCTCAACCATGTTGCGGTAAATATCCTCATCGTTCAGTATCTTTCTGAAATCAAGCATTGTTTCACGATAACAAATATCGTGAATAGTGCTTTTTACCGCCGTAACCTCACTGCCACGCGATAAGTCTACGGGATATTTGCCGCCAGTACGTGACTTACTGGACCCGGTATTAGTAGTCAAAGTCCGTTGTGGCGGTCTGTTGCCTTCTTCGGTGCTGTCGATTCTGTCAAATTTTCCGGGCATACTGCCGGTGCGTGTATCACGTTCCAACGGGAAGTAGCCACCGTCAAATACTACGCTTTCGCCGCTTGCAAGCTTCAGCACCAGCGGTGACGCTTCAATCTTCGGCGGCTCAAAGCCTTTTGTCTTGCGATTGACTTCTGCCAGCATAGGCCAGAATTTACTTGCTGCATTGATACGTGCCTGCGCATAGGCAATATCTTCTTTAGTCAGATGCTTACACAAAAACTCTATAAGGTTTTGTTTGGTTTGCAGCATTGCTTCTTCTCTGCCTATAAGCTCCGATTCTTCCACCCATATATCAGAATTCTTTACGCCTACCGGTTTTTGTGAACAAAGTCTTGCAGCATTACTATCACTGCCCAGGTTGCAAAGCATAGCAATCAAAGCATGCTTATCTGCGCTGCCGCCAAGTTCTTCGTAGTAAATTCTTTTATCGTGCGCAATGCCGGTTTCTTTGTCTGGCTCCCATTTCTGCAAAGCATCTGTAAGCTCGTTCTGATAACCTTCAAGCATCGTGCTTTCCATATCTGCGCAATGGTTGATTTTGTTGTAAAACTCCCTAGTAAAATAACCTTCCGTCCAATTATCCATCATCAAGAAGAAGTTATCAGCGTTACGCAGTGTAGCTATGATATTTTTAGGCCAGTCAATAATTCGCTTACGCAGGCTCTTTTTACTGTCGCTGCCAATCTCCGCCTCGTACTCTACCGGCAATTCTTGCAGGTGCGCTATCGTATCAGCCTTAACCTTTTCAAATGCTTCATCGGCAGCAATCTTATTCATCTTCGTATCTTGCTTTGCAATAGCACGAATGTTTTTCAGTGCGTCGATAACGTCCATATAGTTCGCAAGGCTAAGCTGCGGCGCATTGGTCAAATCATTGTTCGGGTTCAGAACAAACTCCGGCATAGAAATAATTTCGTCACCGTACTTTGCCTGCATCTCTGCAATGTAATCGCTAAGCGGCTGCACTTCTCTGCCGTTGGTGTTAAAGTCCTTGCGGTGATAGCCCATACGCTCCAGCAATGCGCACATTTGGAAGAAGTGCTGCTCTGTTCCCCACACTTCTTTCTTGCTGTGCATCTGCTTTCTGACGTACTTTCTTGCGCTTTCAATCTGATGTTTGGCCTTGACTGCTTCACGATACAAAGCGTGATTAATCATCTGCTGTTGCTTATACATAGCCGCTTCTTCCAAAAGGCCTGCTTTCGCAGCCTTATTTGCATTAGCCGCCGCTCTGCGTTCTGCCATAGCAAACCTTCTCGGCTTCATAACTTCGCCTGCTGGCAAAGTCTGAATATAGCGTTTAGCAAAATTGTCTGCGTTCTGCTTCCGCACTTTAGCAATATTCTCACGCTCTTTTTGCTTAATATCCTTGTCGCTTATTTCGTTGAGTGCCTCATCAATAAGCTGTTGTTCAAGTGCAACCACTTCGCCGCTTTCGTCATTGTAGAGTGCTTCCCTTGCCGCCTCTCTTGCCTGTTCACGCTCCTGCATGAAGTCGGGGAATCTGCGGTTCACAGCCTTGTCAATCTCTTGACGTACCATAGCTCTTTCGCTCGGTGAAGTCAAAATATCCTGCGCCATAGCATCGCCACTGTCATAGCCCAAACTGTCAGCCACCCAGTCAAACAGTTCTCTCTGCTCGTTAGACAAGGCACGCTTTTTGCTCATCTCCACAAGGTCGACTTTATCCGGGTTAGTTTCAAGCTCGTGCTTCAAGGCTTTAAGCTCGTTAAGTTCTGTAAGCTGCTCACCCTCTACCAAAGTTTCGGCAATCTCCTTCAAGCCTTCCTCATTCTTTAGTTTCGCTCTGTCACCGCCGTTACGAATATAGTTCCTTGCCCAGTTGTCCTGTACGTCGCTGCCTTCATTCTCATTGACGGTGTAACCTTCGACAATCTCCCTTGCCATTTCGTAACCGCTGGCATAGCCGTTTTCTTCTGCTATCTGGTCAAAGAGTTCTTTCTGCTCCTGCGATAATTGGTTGCGCTTACTTTCTTTTACTAGGTCGACACCTTCGGGGTCTGTTTCAAGTCTATGCTTCAAGGCTTGCAGTCTGTCCAGTTCATCGACAATATGTTTAAAGTCTGCCTTAATTTCGGCATCGCCATAATCTAAACCAGTGCTACGCAAATCGTAGTAGTCCGCTATATCTTCGCCCCTTGCAATCTTTTCGGCAATTCTTCTGCGTCCTTTTTTACTGGTCAAGTCGCTTACGCTGCCACCGTAGTCATGAACGTATCTTGATACCCAGTTGACATTACGAATACTGTCACCTGCTTCATGGAATACAAGGCCTTCAATATCCGCTTGCTCTAAAGCTCGCTTAGTCCAATGACGTTTTCCGTCCTTGCCTATCTCACCAAAATCAACCAAGACTGCGCTTTGGTCCGGTATGCCTGCAAAGTCATTTGCATACTTGCCTTCTGTTCTATTGGTTGCGGCAAAGTAGCCCCACTTACCATTGATGAAAAACGCACGCTCACTCTTGACTGTATCTTGATATTCCGCAAGCTCGCTTTCTATTCTGTCAGCAATAGGATTTAAAATATCATCAATAGCTCTGTTTGTGTCTTTTAATAATTCGTTATAGTTTATGCGCTCATTGCCATAAATGTATTTTCTTGCAAGCCTACGCGGATTAGCTTCGATTGTTTCCCATTCGTTGATTTTCTGCCTAAAGTTAGCATGAGCCATGCCGTGCTCATCAACAACGAATGTAGGATTCGTAACAGTTTTCTGTCTTGACTTGCTGAACATAGCAACGAGCATGTCTTCAGCGTTTGCAATACGCTCTTTAGAAAGTGTGCCGTATGTGTCGACTTCTGCTTGCAGATACTCAACTATCGGATTGAGTATATCGTCAATGCTGGCATTGGTATCGTTCAGCATATCATTATAGTTTGGCAGTATGCTTCCTAAAACGTGCCTGTACTTTCTTGCTATAATTGCAGGATTGGCAAGCTTTGTTTTGCGCCATGGAGTATCCGAATTATTAGCATGAGCCATGCCGTGCTCATCGTCTATAAAGTGCGAATCAACAACCTTAACTTCCTGGCCAAACTCATAACCTACCTGGCGTCTTGCACGATTGACAAGTTCCCACGCCACCGCGTCTTCAATCTGCGGCCGTATTTCTTCGATGAAAGCAGCCTTTTCAGCTCTGCGCTTCGCGCTGAAATCAGCCATAGCACGCCTTGTAAGAATATCCACGGCCTTGTCTTTAGCCTTTAAGATTTTATCCTGCAAGGTCTTTTTATTTTGTTCGGATAGCGTGGATGTGATATTGTCGGGTAAAGCACCAAACATACCTTCCATGCGTGCCATAACTTCAATCTCTTCACGGCAAGCCAGCATCCTGTCAAACACTTGCCGCACTTCCGGTGTCAGCTCTGCCGCATTGTCGCTTCTTGCTATCTTGCTATAAATAGCTGATAACCAATTAGCGAATCTCTGGAACACTCCGCGCAAGCCAACACTAGGCGCTTTGCCTTCCATGATGTAGGTTTCAAATGCTTCTGCCAGTTTTTCATGCCCGGCTCTCTTTGCTTCAACGTCACCGCTTGCCCATGTTTCAGCATCAATGCCTGCATACTCCATGAGTTTTTTTGCATCAGCATTTAGTCTTGCATTGCTGGGGTCTGCAAGTGCTTCGTTAATCATAGTTTCTGCAAAGTAGTGTCCTGTTTCATGGATAACTGTGCTTGCGTCTGCACCTTTAAAAAGCGTGATAACATAAGTACCATCATCCATTGGGGAAATCATGCCTTTATCTTTCAGTGTACCATTGACAATTTTTTGTTGCTTGTAATTATCTGCTTTTTGTGATACACTATCAGCAAAAGAGGACGTTTTGTTTGAGATACTGGGCTGAGCCTTGAATTGCTCGGAACCCGAGGGCTTGAACGCGTCCTCTATTTTTTTATACTCACTTTCGTTAAAAACATTATGATTATAATATGATAATGATTTATCATTATGTTCTCTTACTGTAACAACTACATAACGTTTTTCACCATTAACATTCAGTGCAGAATGAATATAATAAAAATTCTCGTCTGAATGTTTTTCTTTTTGCGGCGCAGATTCTGTAACGAAATTACCATTCTCCATAATTTCACGTAAATAGCGCAATGCAAAAAGTTTTTCTTTTTTAGTGGAAGTGTGTTCCATTTTCTTTCTGCCACTTGCGCCAAATTTAATATTATTTTCTTGATACCCTTTATCTATTCTAATATCACCCAATACACCATTATGAACGCTCGTGCCTTGCAAGTTGTCCCTATACCATGCAAAAGCCTTTTTCTGCAAGCTCTTCAAATCTGAATAGTGTCCCATCTCATTTCCGGTAATATTAGTAGTATAGAATTGCTCTTTTTTAAGCACTCCTCCCTTGCTAAACCAGCCATTCTTTTGTTTAGCTTTGCCGCCATCTTCAAAGCGCAGCTTATTCTTTTGCAGCCATGCAGCAGGATTTTCGGGGTCTGCAATAAGTGCGCGGCTCTCCAGCACTAAGCGCAAATTGCCAGCATGAGATTTATTCATACCGGCTTTAGTAGCGCTGTCAACAATAGCGTCAAGTTCTGCGTCAAGCTCCGTACTTGCTTGCCTGGTTAAGTTATAGCCTTCTCGCAATTCCTTACGTGTCTTTGCGCCGCCGTCCGACAATTCGCCGTTGCTGTCAAAATACATATTGTCTTTTGTAGCCTCAAACAGTGCATTGTCCTTAGCCATAGCCGCCGTAAACTTGCCACGGCTAATATCTATATCCTGCCCCAGCTCCGCAGCCGTTGCAACTTCTTCTTCGGTAATTCCCAATTCCTCAAAAAGTTTATTATTGTTGCTAGTCTGCTTGTAGCCTTCTAAATCCTGCGCTGATACAGTAACAGTATTATCCTCTACGTTAGCATTAATAGCGTCAATGCTTGCTCCTGCGTATTCGGGGTTAATGCCTGTTTCTTTGATTCGTTCAGCGTCTGCTACTAACTTTGCCTTGCGTTCTTCGTTCGCTTTCAAGGCTATGTGCTCAACGGCACTGTCAACGGCAACGCTTACGCCACTGACTGTACCGCCAAGGATACCGCCGATAAGGCCGCTATAGCCTGCTTCCTTCAAATTCTGCTGCCAGTTCTCACCCCACATTTCCGCAAGTTTTGCAGTACTTGCACCTGGGTTCTTTGCCCATAAGTCCGTCGCCTGTTCCGGGAATTCCTGCAATGCTTCGGTAACGCCTTCTTCAAGGCCGCGTTTAGTGACTTCCCAAATCTTAGCTTTCAGACCGCTACCGGCTGGCATCTTCTTTAGCAGTCTGCCAAGCGGCAGTTCTTCCAATACCGCCTGCGGCACAGCGTTCATCAAGCCTGCTTCTGCCGCTCTGCTTGCGTTTACGCCTTCTTTGCGCAGTCGCAGATATTGTTCACCGCTGATGTTTGCACCATTGTAAAGCATACTGATAGCGTGTACAGTTTTCATTCCTGCACCGGCAGCGCCTGCGCCTTTAGTCAGTGCAAGTTGCGCTAAAAGCTGAATAGCGTTTTCAGCCAAATCATAACCAAGTTGCCCAGCCGCCGTATCAGCCTTAACTTCTTCACGCTTCAAAATCTCGTCGGTAACATAGCCTAAAGCCTTGCTGATATTTTCGGATTGGTCATACTCTTTAACAACATTCTTGTCGCCCTTATGAGCTTCAATATTAGCGTCAACGGCAGCTTTAGCCGCACCAAATAAGCCGCGTACCGAACCTTTAAGGCCGTTGATTACGGCAGTGCCTATGCCCGGCTTATCGTCGCTGATGATACTAGCAGTATCAATCGTTGGCGAATTATTGCTCTTTACGGCTTGCGAAAATTTGTTATACTCATCGTCGCTCATTTTTTGCAGGTCATAATAACCTAGAGTTTCAGCAGGTGTTAAATTACTGTCTGCTCCGGTTGCGTAACCGCCGTTATACCAATCCTGTTTTTCCTGTTGCAGTCTTTGAAATTCTCTTTCGTTATCTTCCCAGCTCATTTAATAATCTCCATTCATAACCTCATCAAGATAGCCGCCATTGACGTTGCCGTCACTGCCATCGAAATATGTAACGTGATACCAATCGTCACCAATTTTCTCTGCTTTTGCGATACCTGCTTTTGCCAGCAGCGCATCACTGCCGCTAAAAGTCTTTGTGCTATCCCATAAGAAACCCGGCTTTGTTACATAAGTACCGAATGTTTTGCTTGTAATAGATTTTTTCATCTCATCCAATAAAACAGCTTCGTCGGGATTCATACCGTTGTGCTGCGCACGATACATTCTCACAAATTGCTTGCCGTATATTTTTACGCCGGATTTAATTTTTGGGTCTGACTTACCGCCCATTGCGTTTCTGCAAAGGCCGTCCCAATCATAAGCATATTCACCTGCACCATTCAACCAGTTGTCATAAGACTTATCCAATGAGTTCATTTCAGAATTAGATGCTCCGTGGCTTCTTGCAAAAGCTAAAAACTCTGCCTTAGATTTAAATTTGCCTGCTTCCAGCATAGAGATTACCGCCTCTTTGCCGTCACTGCCAAGTTTGGCAATGCCTTCACGTCCGCCGCTGCCGCCACTGCCGCTTCTGCCTTGCGGCCCGTATATAGCATTAACAGCATTGCGATAAGTTACATACTTGTCGGCGTCGCTGCCTGCCTGCTTGACAGCCCAGCTCATAGCGTCACTATAGCTTGTGCCGTTATTAAACATACTAAACAAATCACTCTTTATTCCTTCAAAAAGTTTGTTTTTCTTGTAGGTCTCTATTCTGTCATGGTCTGCCTTGATAGTGCGGTATTGCTTTATAATGCGGTCTTGCTCTTCCTGGCTCATAGGCCTAGTGCTATGCACCGTACCCATTCTCTTTACAACGCTGGTAGCGTATTCCTTAATGCTAGGCTCGTTCCCATGCTGCGGCGTATCCCAAGTGTTTCCCCATACGTCCGTTGTTTTACCACTTACCCAGCGTTGCGCATTAGTTTCTCCACTATACCATGCTACCGCCGCACCTGCTGCACCGTATTTATCATAGTATTGTTTTAACTTAAATCGTGCTACAATCTCTTGATTTTCCGGTGTCATTGCTGCGCCTGCTGGCAAGCCCGCTTCTTGGCTCCAGCTAGGCCAGTTACTAGGCAAAATCTGATATTTGCCGCTTGCGCCTGTACGGCCATTCTTGGCGTTATAATTGCCGCCGCTCTCTTGAATACCGAAAGAAGTTAGCAAATTCTCAAAATCATTACCGCTTTCGCCGCCGCTAAATCCTTTCATGCCTTCAAGTTCTTTGCGTACCGCTTCTTCATTGTCGCCATATTTAGCATACAAATCTTTAGCGGTATTTCTTTCAAAAGCGCTGCTCTCTTTATCGTATGCCACCTTCTCAAAAGCAGCTCGCTGATTGGCAGTCAGATAACTACCGTACTTATCCATGATGTTACGCATAGTGCCATAATCTTCGTTGGTGATGCTTGCACCGACGGCACTTGCTACCACCTGCCCAATGTTGGCTCTGCTCTTAGATTCGATAAACTCTGCGCCACGCTTGCCATATATAGCACTTGTCAGCAACTGTGTACGAATAATTTCATCTTGCAGCGCCTGCGGGTTGTTCCAGTTCTTCTGTACAAACTCGCAGGAGTTCTGAATATTATTGTCATAGCGCAAATCAGTGACTGCTTCTTTTTGCTTCTGCTCGTATTGGTCGACAGTCTGGAAGCCTTGCTGTGCGCTCTGATACATTAAATGGTCTAATGCAAGCTGGTTCTTTTGGCTGTGCAATTTGGTATTACTTAATACATCCTGCCTTGCTTTATTTATCTGCTCTGTGTAGCTTGCGCCTGCACCGGCAGTGCCTTCTAACTTTGTATTCATAAGGCCGCTTTCATCGTTGTACATGATGTTATAACGGCTCTTATTAAATATATCCATAGCATTAAGAATGGACTGTTTGTCCTCATCTTCCTGCTGTGCTTCTACTGCTACCGCCCATTTGTTGGCGGCACCGGCAATAGCGGCAAGTCCTTTGCCGCCGCTGCCATAAGCGTTAAGGTCACTCGATACCTTGACAGTCGCACCGCCACCGGTACCTAAATTGACGCTGCCTTGATAACCTGCAATCTTCATACTGCACCTCCCTTACCAGTTCCATTTAGTAAAGCCTGTATTATCCATGAACGGGTTATTCTTCTTTGCCTGGTTGTAAAGATTGAAGCCGTTCATATTGCTAGCAGGAAGATTGAAATCACTGTTAGCATCGTACCAATCGTCACTGCTTACCGTAGTTGTTCCCTTGCTGCCGCCAATCATACCTTTAGAGTAAGCGTTCGCCGCCGCACCTACAAGCGTACTAAACATCTGCATTTTGCCGTTGGCTTTAGCGTTCTTCGCCGCCGCATTATATGCGCTTGCCTGGTTGCGGTAATTGACTTCGTTTACATAAGTGCTCCACGCATCATTGCGCTGATTCTGCAACAGATTCATGCTGTCTTTTCTGTAAGCGTTCTCACTGCTTGAAAGAATATCGCTGACACTGCCGCCGCTAGTTAGGCCGCTGCTGCCTGCCGCCGCCAGCGCCTGCCCCCTTGCAAGCCTCATTCTATCGTTAAGCTGGCTCTGCTTCTGCGCATATGCTTCTGCTTGCTGCTCACGTTGGCGGCTCATAATAGCCGCGTTCTGCTGTGCGGCCTGCGCCTGCGCTTTATATGCCTGTTCCTGCTGTTTGGCCTGCTGATGCTGGCCGCTTAACTGCATAACAGTTTGCAGCCCCATTAAGATTCCAAGTGTACCCATTACGTTCACTCCCCTCTATATGGAATATAAAACTGATAAAACTTTTTGCCGTCCCAACCTATTTTAGGCTCTACCAAGAATACCGCCCCCAAGTGTCTTAAATAGTTAATGCTAGTGCGGTTCTTCTCGTAGACGATATTGTGCAGCAGTCCATGCTTACGCACCCATTCATTCAGCACTCTTTTAGCCTCCTTGAAAAGCAGGCTCTTTGTGTACCCGTTGTAAAGTTCGTTCGTGCCAACCATCCAAATACCGCGCCCTGGTGCGCCCCATTCCATAGTGCCCTTGCCGAATATCGCAAGCAGTTTGCCATCCTCACCACGGTATACCCTTGTTTCTTCGTCAAGCTTGATACTACCAATGAGTACAAATACCGGGTCACTGCTTGCTTCCAAATCTTCCTTATCATGCGGCCGTATATCTTGCATAAGTTCTTCAATCAACGGCACAACATTTTCTTTTGACTTATTATCAAGTATTTCAACTGTCCACTTCTTAGCCACCGAAAGACACCTCCCGCACTACCGCCAGCAAGTTAAAAGGATATGGCTCATCCGTAACGATAATCACTCTGCCTTCGTTATTAAAGCCGCCAATAGGCAAAGTCATATGCTTGTCACCGGTAAATAATTTAATATCGCTCACTGCGTTCTGCTCATCAAAGTTCATCAAGTCCATAGTATTTATATCCGGCCCGACCATGCCGCCAAGAGAATTACTTAAACGCAGGATGCAATTACTAATCTGCTTTTTGCGTCCTTGCATAGTGCCGTCACCAGTCTTAATTTCGACGTTTGGAAGTTCCACGATACTTCTATAGGGCAAGCCAATAAAAGCGTGTTGTACGGCCACCGGGAGCGTCACAGTGCCGTCTTGACTTACTGTCAGTCCGCTATACATTCTTCCATCACCGATAACAGTAACTTTTTCACCTGCCAACTCTGCCGCATCAATCTCTGTTTCCCCACTGCTCTTTTCAGCAGTGCTATACTCAATAGCATTATCAAGCATAATATAATCGTCGGGGTTATTGCTCTTTGCAGGATTCTTTGCCAGATATTCGATATTGCGTACTATTGCGCCGTTTATCTCTCGCTGTACTACAAGATAAATAACATCTTCATCGCCTTCCTGCACTGCTGCCACAGCTTCAATCTTGCCTTGTGTTTCTATCGTCGACCAGGCATATACCTTTTGTTCCATGATGTAGGATAAGCAAGCCATAGTTCCGTCACTTCTCACAAAGTATATAGTGCTGTCGGGTTCCTGCTTATATGCGCTGTCGACAATCTGTACATTCTCTATGATATGCTTTGCCAGCAATGTTAAGTCATTGCCGCCGTAGCTGTCTGTTTCATAACTATATGCCATATCCCTTACAGTGCTTACACGTCCTTGTACAAACACGATTCTGCCGCCAATCATCAACGGCTCAACAGTGCTGCATCCGCGTGTAGTCTGCATTTTGGGAACGGCTTTAGATGGTGTTACAGTATCGCTACCGCTTACTGTCCATTCGTTACCCGCAGTCAAGACGATTAAATCGGTGCTTGCTATCAAGTGTAAAATCTTAAACTGCTTGCGGCTCACAAACGCAAGTGCTACTGCGCTATCGTCGGTAACAGTGCCGCTGGCTTTCTCTACACTGAAATTGCCGTAGTCACCAGTTCTGCTCATCCATACCATGTAAGGCTGCTTCTTCGTGCCACCAAAGCATAGTCTGTCCTGGAAAAAGCAAAGTGTTTGCGGGTATCCGAATTCTTCACTCCATGCGCCCCATAAAAAGTTAGTAGTCATATCTGTTGAGCCTAACTCTTTTTCAACATGAGCTTTTGCCGTGCTGTCGCTGGTGATTTCAGTAATCTTTACAACGCCTTCCGCATTGTAGGCCATTGCTGTTAAATCAACAGTGCAAGTACCGCTACTGATAGTACATACCGCCCTTAAAAATACCGGTTCTGTTACGCTGCCGCTTTCGGACGGGTTGTAATCGTCTTTAGATGTATATTTTCTGTATTCCTTCCAACTTTCGCCATCGTCGCTTTTTTCTATAGCAAAACTGCCACTCCAAGTTCCGTGACTGATAACCTTCCAATTTTCGCCTACGCGCACTCTTTCAGTAGTGCCGTTGCTGGTTGATACAGTCTTGCTTGCAATCTCTTGTTTAAGTTTGATATACGCGCCAGGCTTGCTGCTAGCGAAAATATTCTTGTTGCTCGTCAAGGTAATATCGCCTTGCGTTCCCGAAGGTGTCAATTCTTTATTGCCGGTATATAAAATCTTTACCCAGCCATTAGCGCCTGCTTTACCACTCACACCGCCCCTTCTTGTACCGCCTGCGCCACCTGCAGCACCGCCACCTGCGCCGTATGTTATGCCTTGCGTGCCAACATTAGAATAATAGCCGTCCTTGCCATACATACGGCTAGCCGCGCCGCCTGCGCCGCCGCCTCTGCCTGTTAGTCCACACGCCGTACTGTCTGCGCCTTTAGTGCCGCTAGTAGCTGTTGTATCTTCGTAGTTGCCTGCACTATGAGCATAAGCACCGCCGCTGCCGCCGCTACCGACTGTAATCGTGTAACTTGTGCCTTTGGTCAGCGTTAGAGTTTTTATAATGCGTTCACCACTGCCGCCGTCGCCACCTTTGGCGGCATAATTATAAACTTGGTGTTCTCCGTGCCTTCTCCATGTAACGGCACCACCGCCGCCGCCGCCTGCGCCAGCTATATCAATTTGATATTCGCCGGTAACAGTTGGTTGGAAATTGTAAGAGCCGGGCACGGTATAGCTTATGCCGCTATAATTTTCAAGCGTAGTTGATTCGTCAAAATACATATCAGTAATTTCAAAATCAGCAAAACGCCAGTCAGTGTCTGAATATCTTGCAAGCTGTTTCACGGGATATTTGCCGCTTGCAATAAACATAGTGTCTGCGCTTTGTACAAATCTCAAATCTTGCAGCATATCCGCCGTGTACGGTGTCATAACTTCTATGTTTATATAAAGTCCGTTCTTATGCACCCTTATATATTTCTCGCCAATCTCCAAAAGATAGTCGGTATTGTCTGCGCCGTTGAATGGTACCAGGATGCACGCTTTATCGTTATATTTCGTTCGTGCCATATACTTCATGCCCGGTCTGCGATAAATAGGGCCGTGCGGCTTGATAAGGCAGTTATAGGCTTGCAGCACCGCAAATTGGTACTTATCTAAATCGACACGGTTGGCAACTTCGGTGCTGATTTCGCCGCCGGTAAACGCAGGCTGCAATAAATAATAAGGTGTTAACCCACTAGCCATAATTACGCCCTCCCGTCAAAATATTTGCTCGGATAGTCCGGCAATTCTTTCTTTTCGCTTGCCGTGGTATACTTCGCTTTCTGTAATGCCGCCATTGCAAGCTGATACTGCGTCTGCTGCAAGCCGCTGTTGCCGGTCAGTTGTACGCAGATATTAAACGCCAACATATGAGTAAACGCGCTCAAAAAATCACTTGAAAACATTTCCACGTCGTCAACATCATAGGTATATTCAAGCCACGCAGCAGGGATATTGCAGCCTATACCAAGCACGTTGTCACTTGCCATATATAAGTCCCACTCTTCCTGCTGCTGTTCGCCTGCCCTTATCATTGCGCCGGTGTCAGCGTCAAATATCTTGCGCACAGCAAGGCACTTTTCGGGGTAGGCGTAAACGTGGGACCAGTACGGAGATTCGATACTAAGTTCTGCAAGCTTGCTCACGCGCTTTGCAAATCCCCAAGTGTAGCTTCTTAATAACTCTTTGCGGGTAGGCTCATAAAACAGTTTGCACTGTCTGGCCAACTCCGACTGCTCATCTATATTGCTTATACGCCCTTTGGCGATATGAGCCAGCGCCATATTACATGCATCGGTAATGTTAAGCATTTTAACTATTCCTCCTTGATTATTAAAAAAGGGAAGAGCTTTCGCCCTCCCCTTAAAGTACTAAATCAGCCCGGCCAGTTCGGAACAGTTTCAGTCAAGCCAGCAGTCAGTTTGCCGCCGCTTGCGCCGGTAACAGTCAGTCTGGAAAAAGCCTTCATGCCATACGGCAGTTTTGCCGCAACCAAGACACCCTTCTTGCTGGCAGCAAGGGTATAAGTCGCAACAACGGTTTTAGTGCCGAAGCTTTCGCTGTCGGAAGTTTCCAGCGCCGCAGTGATAGTGCCGCTAGTAGCTAAGGCGGTCGGCGCAGTGATAACAAGAAACAACGGGTCGGCCGCATCACCGCCGCCAACGTTCGCAATTACATTGCTGGTCAAGGAATTGTCCATGTACATATTTTGCTGGTCAAAAATCATTGTTATTCACTCCTTCCGGTTATTGTACTGCCGCTTCGGTTTCGCTTTGGCAGTCAAGTTTCTTAATCTGAATACCTGCAAGGTACAGTTTAGGCGGTGCGTCCATGAAGTCTTGACGGGTAACATGAACATTGTTTTTGTTGTTCAGATAGCACTCCAGCCAAGAGTATACGCCGTCAGATACATACGCAACCGGCGCTTTCGGGTCTTGCAGACGGTTCTTTGCGAAGATGAATTTATTCATCAGTTCGCGTTGTGCACTGTCAGTCAAAGAGTTAAGCTTTTGGACATCAATATTGCACACGCGCACAATGGAGCGCACATTCTGAACGGCAAGGCCGCACTTCCAAGAGTACAAGGTCTGCAATGCACGGAACGGCTTGTTGTGCTCGTCGTATACATCACTTTCGCCCAAGTCCTCAGTTTTCAAGCCTGCCTGGGTGCCTTTAGGATATACACCCATTACACGGCGGTCGCCCCAGTCTACAAAGTAGATAGAAGCATTAGTGTTAGTACCAGGAGTGCCAGCAGAAATTACCTGGTGTCCTGGGGTGCCTTTGCCGCCGTCGGTCAAAGTATTGTAGCGTACCGCAATACCATTGAAAGTGTCCGGGTCTTCGTCCAAGTTGCCGTACAAGAATTGACGTGCGACGTATTGGCCCATGCCTTCTACGTGTGCATCGTCCTCTGCCATACGGAAAGCCTGCGGATTCGGTTTGCCGGAAAGCAATTCAACGTCCACGCAGGAACGGTCCTCCAAGTGCATGCATACATCAATGCGCTGCTTTACAGTGCCTTTAGTCGGAGAAGTACCGCGGTTAATACGGCGGATAGACGGAGAAGGCAGGCTGGCACGAATAGTAGTTTTAGTACCAATCGGCAAATCGCCTTCCATCCAGCGAATATCTTCCATAATAGGATTGGATTCGTTAAGCACTTCCATAACGCGGTCAATAGCGCCTTGCGGAGTTAAATACTTACGTAAGTCACTCATAGTTTGGGAGTAACCAATAGTAGCCATAATTTCATCATCCTTCCTGTTTTTCAATTAAAAGTTAAAGATTATTTGTACCTGCTCCAGTCGGTTTTCGGGTACATGTTTGCTGCAATGCCTTGCGCAGCGTTTAAGCCTTGTGCGCCGTTTTGTGCAGTCATTCCAGGGTCCTCGCCAAGCAGTTCGCCAAGTTTCGCAAATGCTCTCACGATAGCAATTTGATTGCCTGCGCCGGTGATTTCCAGTGCTTCACGCACATTCAAACCCGGATACATTGCCTCCAATTTACGGCAGGCAGTATCACAAAGGCCCTGTACTTTGCCCAAGTCTGCGCCCAGTGCCGTTTTAGCTTCATCGCCCCATTTAGCAATTTCTTGTGCACGGAGCTGTTCTACGCCTTGCACTACACGGCTTGCATACTCTGTGCCATACTTCGCAAGCGCTCTTGCCTGGTCATTGCTAAGGTTCATGCCTTTGATGACATCTACAAAGCGTCCTTGCTCATCAGCACTAAGCTCATAGCCTTCCGGCATTTCTACTCCTGCAAAGTCATAATTTACTGTGCCGGGCTGCTGTTGTGCGCCTTGCCCATTACTTCCGTTCCCTGCAATAGTGCCGGAAGCACTTGTATTATTAGTTGCATTAGTAGTCGGTTCTGTTTGCTGCTGTTGCGCTGCGGTATCGGGTTGCTGCTGTGCGCCTTCGCCGTTTACAACTGTGTTTTCGCCGTTCTCGCCCATTAGTTATTCCTCCTTGTTGTTATCTACATATTCCACTGCCAGCTCTTGTAGCTTTAGTTGGAATTCTGCATACTCCATTTCAGCCTGCTGCTTTAGCTCTATGCCTTGCAGCCCAAGTGCTAAAATGCTTTTGATAATGCCTAAGCCTACGTCGCGGCGGCCTTCGTTATAGAAAGTCTTGCTGTTGCCGGTAAAGCACATAGAGTTTACTTTGGTCACATCAAGCATACGCATCAAGAACCAGCGTCCGCTTTCACTCCCCAGCAGGTCAAGTAGGGCCTCTTTATCCCTTCTTGCCTGCTCTCTTACCATGTACTCTGTCAGCAGTGCTTGCTTTCTATCCTCGCCGGTATTGGATTTATATTTAAACTGCTCGCTCATTATTCCCAACCTCCCGGCACGCCTAGCCAGCTTGTAATAGCCGGATTGGAATCATTCGCCGCCGCAGTAAGATTTTTGGCCGCCTCTGCCGCAGGAGCCGCAGCCTGTGCCATTGCCAAGCCTTCCTGCATTTCCTGCTGCCGTTGCATTTCCTGCTGCTCTTGTTTGAGCATTTCTTGTACTTCTTCATCACTGCGCAATGCCATCGCAGGCACGCCAAGCATTTCAAAGTATTTTGTAATAGCACCCAACGGGTTAATCTTCTTCGTAACTTCTGGCCATACTTGCGCCATCTGTCCGGTTTGTGCTATCGCCTGTTCGATATTCACAAGTCCGCTCATCTTCTGCGCCTGCGCCAAAGGTGAAATATAGTCCACTTCTACATCCTCTTCACTCAAAATGTCTTGTAGTTCTTCCGGTACCGGTGGGAATCCACCGCTTCTGTCGATGATGTTATATACACGTTGAAGAATCAGTGTTAAGAATTCATCCTGCAATCGCTCAACCACCGGGCCTAGCTGTTGCAGTTTTTCCTGCGTTCTCTCCATAACCTCTCTAGCAGTCATGCGGCTATTATCAAGGTTATCTAACATCAAGAACAAATCAGCACTGTATGCTCTCTTTATAGCATCCTCAACGCGAATAATTTCTTCCTGCGCGTCCTTCAAGTCAAGGTCAACCGCGAACAAAGGCTTAACCATATCTTGCGTCTGGTCATCTACGGCTGTTAGACCGCCAGGCATCAAGTTAATACCGCCGTTATTCATAAGGCTTGGACTGCCTTGCATCGGCGGCTTTATCTTTAACTCTATTGCTGTGAGATAATCTTTTTTCAGCAGTTGCAGCATTTTACTGTCCCCTTCTGCAAACCACGCAGGACCTCTTGCGTATGCCTCATTGCCGCTGACAAGATAACGCGCTACCGGTACTGCTTCTTCTTCAAAGCCGCCAACATACAAGTATTCGTCACTCTCTGACTTTTCCAACCAGTACACGCTTCTATACGCCATATTCAGTCTGTCCATGTAGCCAGGCAGCTTATCACTGTTAGGCTCTACCATCCAGCAGACTTTATACTTCTTAGTAAGATTGGTCTGATTGTCTAACAGTCCTTTCAGATTGTCGGGCAAAGCGTCTACGCCGAAGCAGTCTGCTAGCTGCTGCAAAGTCATATCGTACTTTCTTGCAAAAGTAGTTACCTTGCCGAAGCCGTCTGCTTCAAGTGCATAAGTACCGATTGTCATTGTCTGAAACCTCACGCCGTTTTCTGCGTCGTAGAATATAGCCATCGGGCACTGTCCAAAAGGCAATTCCAGATATACAGTATGGATGCTGTTATAGAAGTTGCTCTTTGCAAGCACGCTTGATACAATCTCTTGTCTTGTGTCAAGCACCTTCATAGCCTCAACATTCGTATTCAGTTCCGGCCGTCTATATGCAAATCTGAACCACTGGCGGCTCGGCGGTGTAAGTCCGCTCATAACGCCAGCAGCGAATACCTGTGCCGCTCTCCAAGCTACCCCGTGCACAATCTTTAAGTCACGTCTGCGTGCGGGATTGGTCTTGTCTGCCGTATCGTCAAACTCTCCGACAAATGGGAGCTGATAATCTCTTATCTCTTTCCATCTGTCTACCCAATCTCGCCTATCCTCGTACATGCTTTTAAGCTTACGCACCAAACGTTGGCGGTCTGGCAAGTTCTTTTTCAGCGGCACCCCGTCACTAGGAAGTGTTCCCTGTGGCTTGCTCGCCGCTATCGTTTGAAAGTTCATAAGCTGTTACCTCTTAGCCTAAAGTATTACGGCCGCCCTCGCCGCCACTAGCAATAGTGCTTGTCTGCGTAGATGAAAAGCCTCTGCGTTTCTTCTTGTTACTGTCGCTGCCGGTCGCGACTTCGCTGCTTGTCGCAACGGTAGTCGGCGCCGGGTCCACCTTTTCAATAGTCGGTGTGTTACCGCCGCCGAATAATTTTGCAATACCACCCATTTTATACCGCCTCCATAATCGAATACTCCGTGTTGCACATTAGTTTTTTAGGCTTTCTATCATCAAGCCCTAACTGTCTTAACGGAACGTTCCTTGCAAATGTTAATACTAGGCCGTCTGCAAGGTCTGGGGAACGCCCTAGCTTTTCTTTTATTTCTTCTTTAGGCGTTAACATTAAACGCCCATTCTTAGAATACTTATAGTGAATGACAGCAAGCTCCTCTCTTAGTCCAGGTTCATCCGGCAAAGCTCCGCCATCTTCTATCCAGTCTTTCAGTTTGAAGTACATCTCTGCTCTGATATTCTCATAGCGCTTATTCTCTATCGCCGCACCTTGAAATGGTATCTCTCTCAAAGCCGTGTACCCCATCTGCCTCAATCTGTCGACTACGCCAGCGCCCATGTTGCCAACGTCTATAAAGGTCATATCTGCTTTATTTTCATCCATTGCCAAAGCAATATAATCTGCCGTCTGCATCGTGTTCAGCTTCTTATAGATTCTCGGCCTTGGGTACACCATTAGTCCCTTACGCTGCCATATGCACGTCCTGTCATCACCAAAACGCGCTATATCTGCGCCCTGGATAAGCGGCATATCATACGGAATATCCTTTTCCGTCAGCTCACGCCCAAAGGCTTTATCAAGCTCTTCTAAGCTGAACAGCTCGTTAATAGCCGATACGCTAAAGTCACACAAATACTCTTGTCTGAATTCTACCTCCGGCATATCCTCTTTTAATTCTTCGATACTCTTTGCGTCTATAATGCCGCTATCGTACACGTTCGACAAATACGCAAAGTAACGCTTATTCGTCTTGGCCTTCTTGTACATCTCATAGAAGTTGTTCTGCCCCTTGGGTGTACCGATGAAATAGCAATAGCCTTTTCTGTCGCCGTTCTCTATCGCAGGTCGGATTATCTGCGTCCACATCTCCGGCTTCATATCCGAATACTCGTCAAGTATTACGCCGTCCCAATATGTACCACGTAATGCGTCGGGGTTATTCGCTCCAACGATATATATTCTCGCTCCCTGCGCTCCAGGTACTTTACTGGGGAATTCAACATACTTTTTAGTTTCATTCACCTTAATGCCCTCTATGACGCTTGTGTAATACTTCAATGGTCCCCATGCAATAATTTCCATCTGTGCACTGAACGGACCTACCAAAGCATACTGCGGACTGATTAAGTCACTTTGCAGTGCGTCCCTTATAAGGTGATTCACCATTCCGATGGTCTTACCAAAGCGGCGGTGTGCTACGATTACTGCAAAGCGGTGTCTGCTTAATTCCTTATGCAGGACCTTCGCCCACGCAGGACGCGGAGTATATGGTATCTCTATTATGTTTTCCATGTTTACCCCCTTGAAAAATTCGTTTTGGTAATTTTTGGTATTTACCTCCCCCGGCGGCTGCGAAATTTTTGGGCCCCACCCCCACTCAATGTCAGCGGGAAAGGCAAGAACCAAAATCAATTTTTGCGAAAACCCAGGGAAATCACCAACGCCAGCGCCGCCAAACAACCAATCAGAACCAACGCCCAGCCAAAAACAAAAACGTGGTAGGCCTGCCGCATCAGCCAGGCAGGAACGGCCGCAGCACATCACCAGGCGAACGCCTGCCGCTAACATCATCAGCCAGGCCGTCAACATCTCGAACCGCCAGCTAATCAGCAGCAGCAGGATAATATTTTACGTCCGATAATAAAGATTATGTTAAAAGCTCTATCTATGTTTATGTTTTGGTAGCATCTTCTGAACAATCGTTTACTACTATTGCGTCATCTGCTGCGCCCCAATGATACACAGCCGGGCCCTTGTTGGCGTGCGTCTGCTTGTCAAACGCGCCAATACTATCAGCGTACATTTTGGAGGCGGCTAGTCTATCCTTGTTGCTGGCCTTGGCGTCAGTCATGATTTTTAACCAATAGGCCTGCAGGTCCTGCACAGCCAGGACGGCTACAGCCGCGCCCTGCTGCTTTAGCAGCGCCGCACATTCTTCCAGCGTCTGCGGCTGGGTGGCTATTGCCGGAGGTCTGCCTCTTGTTGGTGTATTTGTATTACTTAATAAACTTTTAATCTTAAACATCACATCACACTTTTGTTACAACGCCTATATAATATATTATTAATATCAATCACAACAGATTTTGTAAACATCAATAATATAAATACAATCAATAATCTTTATTTGCAAGAATCCAACAATAAAAAAAGATTGACAAATAAAAACTGTCAATCATCGATAAAATTATATTAATTATCTTGTTTTGAATTATATACCTTAAAAAATGCTATTAAGTCAATGATACATTATTATATTTTTGTGAACGCCGTTAATCTATTATAAATTGTGCTGAATAAAAAAAGAACGGCCGCACGCTGAACATCTGCCAGCGTGCGGCCGTTGCTATCCTCTTATAATGTTATTATTTACCCTCTGCGGGGCTGCCGTCGCTATCTGCTGGCGGCGTTGACGCCGGAACAGACACAGCGACGCGCCCGGCCTTGTCAACCAGGGCCAGGCTATATCCGCATAGTTCCGCCGCCGTCGCTAGCTCATCAGCTGACCAGCGGCCGCGGCTCAACTTATCATTAATGCTTTGTGCGTTGGCCACGCCTAGCGCAGCCGCCAGAGCCGACCGCTTAACCCGCGCGCTATCCAGCGCATACTTTATAGCTTGGCTTGCTTGTTTGCTCATGTTTTACCCTCCAATCTTGTTTATCTACATTATATAGCCGCCGCGCCTAAAAAACAAGTCAAAAAAAATATAAAAATATCCGTTTTAGCTATTGACAAGTATAGCCGCATACGCTATAATCATAGACATAGAAAACAAACAACTAGTCAACATGGCTATATTTAGGAGGAACTGAAAATGACTACACAAAAAGAACAAACTCAAAACGCTAAAATGGTTCAGCTGGCGCTTTTCCGCGAATACGGCTTCCAGCCGTGCTTAAAAGACATTACAATTTTGCGCACCGCCGACTTTGAGGAATTCCCGGGGCACGTCGAAGCACTCTACACGGTAATCAAAGGCCATTTCTATAATGTCTTTTTTGATGTTACCGGTGAAGCAACCGTTTACAAATATTAAGGAGGACGAAAAAATGAAAATTAAAAATCTGCGTATCAAACAGTTGTTGAAGGTTGCCAACCTCATGAACCGCTACCCGGCATTAAGCGAGGCACAGCAGGAAGTCTATCAATACGCAACCAACATCGTATATCTGATTTTTTAAAGCTGACGGCGGCCCCGTTGGGGCCGTAAAGCTGCCAGGCAGAAGGTCCGAAGCCCTAGCCACAGCGAACAAAGGAGGAACAAAACATGAAAAAATACTTTGAAAACATCACCACCGCGCAGGAGCTGAAGAAAGCTTATAAACGCCTCTGCCTGCAGCTGCATCCCGACAAAGGCGGCGACCCCGCCGAATTTAAGGCCATGCAGGCCGAATACGAGGAAGCCGCGCAGCGTATCGCCCGCGGCGAAGCTGCTGGGAACTACCAGCACAACAAGAAGAAGGACGGCACATACAAGACCGCCGAGGAAATCCTGCACGAGCAGCAAGAATTTGCTGTAGTCCTTGAAAAGCTCATAGGCCTTGAAGGCCTTGACCTTGAAATCTGCGGAAACTGGCTTTGGATAGGCGGCAACACCTACCAACACCGCGAAGCAATCAAAGCCACCGGCGCCAAATACGCCAGCAGTAAAAAAATGTGGTATTGGTTTTCCGGCGAATGGGTACGGAAATCCAGAAAGCATTTTACGATGGACGAAATCCGCGACCTCCACGGAAGCGAGAAGCTGCAGCAGCGCCCTACCTACAAATTGAGCGCATAGCCGAAACGCCGCCCCGCGCGGCGTATACCGGGGACCGGCCGCCCCGGTACTGATGAGGCAGGCCAAAAAATGAACCTTGAAAATTTAAAAGGAGGGTATAAAAATGAAACGTGAAGAAGCGTTAAATTTGTTGCTGAAAATCGAAGCATACCGCCAACAACCGGCGATGCACGAAGCAGAACACGATATTACATGCCGTATCATTGCCGCTATGGTTGCGGAAGCAGGCGGCTTTAAAAGCCGGAACGAATGGACTGCAGAAATCAAATCAGCAACTTAAACTATTCAACCCACTACACCGGCAGGAAAGCCGCCGCCGGTGTAGAATATTAAAAGGCAGAAGCGATTTTTTAGGAGGAATCAACCATGTTAAAAGAAATCAGAAACAATGTTTATAACGCCCTTTTCGTGGCCGCTGATGAAGAAGGCCAGCGCTACGCCGCTTTCGAATCCGACTGGAACGGCGAATATTGGGAAGCGACCGCCTGCACCGAAAGCGGCGAGCTGGTGAAAGGCGAAACCGTTAAGCTTTACCCCGTCATGGTGTACCTGGCCGAATCCGACCAATACGAAACCATTGGTTACGCCGAAGAAGCGCCCCGCGTGCTTCTTCCCGGCTGGCGCGACTACCAGAAACGCGGCTACAATGAAAGCTATTCGCTGGCCCCCGTCGCTTACAGTGAAGCGAGTGACCGCGTTTACTTGATGCTGCCGGAAGGCGCTAGCGTTTACGCTGATGACGCAGGTTGTCCGGTGATTGATTATGATGGCTTTAAACAAGGCGACGTAATCAATCAGTACGACGGCAACGGCTGTCGCCCCTACATCATCGACAGCGACCGCCGCCGTGCATATCTGGAAGTTGTCGAACTGTAACCCCGAATCACCCGCCCGGCGCAAGCCGGGCTATTACGAAAGGAGAAGGAAGAATGAGAACACAGCAATTAAAAAAGTTGCGTGTAATGGTCGAGCGAGCAAGATGCTTCTATGGTTGCGCTTGTTCAAACATAGAAGCAAGCGAATACTATGCCCCGTACTGGAAGCGCGACCCGCGCAAAAGTGAAAAGGCCGCACTGCATACCCAGGCAAGCAATTCCTGGTATGCTTGCCTTGCAATACTGGACAAGATAGATGCACGCTTATAAAAAACAAGCCCCGAGGCAAACGCCCCGGGGCTTTTCTGTATCCTGCAAACGCGAGCAGGCTATATATTTTGGGAACTGAAAAGTTTTGCAGGTATAATCCTATGGCTGCCATGATTGGAACGCGTGGCGGCCCTTTTCTGCGCGTGTGGCGCATACTTTAGGGAAGCGAAAAACAAAAAGCCCGGCAACGCCGGGCTTTTCTTTTTGGTGCGATTTCATAAAGAAAATCAACAATATTTCAATCCGTGCCAGCTTTACGCCTTTAGAGCTAAACCGACAAGCGCAATACTTGAAAGGCGCTTACACTTATCGACAAGGCTATTATAGCGTAACGCCCAACCAATAGCAAGCATTTTCTTAATGTTTGGAAGCGGCAGCGCCTGCCTTTAGCCTTCTTTCTTCTGTTCCGCCCTGGCCTTTTGAAAACTGTTCGCGTTTATATCAATCCGAATCAATCCTTCTTGAATCGCCAGCATGAGTAGGCCGTCAATGAATGAGCGGCGGCGAAGCGCGTAAACCTGCGGGCTAATCTCATCAATTACAGAAATTTTGCGGACCGTCCAATGGTATACATATCGGTGCTGAATCGCTTTATAAGACTTGTCCCCAAAGCGCTGCCGAAACAGAAGAAGCGAACGCTCAATGACGTCCAGCCATTTTTCTGGTTGATAAACCAAAAACGCCTGCCCAAGATAAATGCAGCGGACGGCGGCAAGCGGCGTTACTGCTTGAATCGCAAGGCGTGCCGTAGAATCGCCGCCGGTCCTCATATCAAATTCCAAGCGTTCCGCCCTCTGCTGCATCCTGGCGGAAACAACCGCTTTACCAATCGCGTTTTTTGCAAAGAGTAAGCTTTCTGCATAATCTGCGGCTTCTGAATAATCCATTTTCTTTACCAGTCCACATCATCGAGCGGGTCTTTCTGTTCATCTTTCGGAGGATACGGCGCTGTATTTTCCGCAATTCTGACACATTCCAAATGCTCCATCAGCAAGTAGCTTGCCTTAGAGTTTTTGCCGTTTCTGTCCACATATAAATCAGTCTGGAAGCGGCCGCCCACAATAACTTGCGAGCCTTTTGTAACAAAATTGCTGATATATTTAATCAGTCCAGGCACAAAGCAGCGGCAAGAAATGTAATCGTAAACGCGCTTATTATCTTTATCTCGATATTGGCGAGCACACTGTATTTCCAGGGTGCATACCTCTTTGCCGTTCTTCATAACTTTTGCATCCGGTTCAAATTTTACCCAGCCAAGTATCAAACAATTATTCAACATTATAAATTTTTACCTCAACCTTCGGAATATCACTATATTTTTTATAAACTGTAAGTTTAACAATCTGTTTATCATCCTTATAGACAATACCAGATATAGAATCAAGAATAATCTTTGCGACGTTATCAACATCGGGTTTTTTTATCGGTAACTGTAAGCCGTTTAAAGCCTGCTCCTTGAATTTTTTTGACTTGCTGGCAGGAATACCCACGTCAGCTATTATCTCAACGCCCAGGGGCAATTCCGTAAGCGTCAGCCCTATATTCTGCATTGCTTCACTAGCTAACAGTTTGACGTAGGCTTTATAGTTACGGCTTTTCTCCGGGTCGTATGCTTTTACAAATCCGCCATGAGTAGAAAAGCGCGGCCGTCCCTGCGCCGTCGGTTCGCCCGGAATCGTGAATGTTAATTTCATTTTTCTGCATCCTCATTGCTTTTCTGTACTGAATTGCCAGAATTAAGCTCATTTTGTAAATCGCGAAAAGCTTTAATGCTTTTGTTTGCAGCTGCGATTAAAGCACTATCAAGGCAAGGCCCCAGGCTATATGTTTCTTCGTCCTCAGCCTTCGCCAGCTCCGCCATATACAAGCCAATCAGACTATATACGGCAATGTCCTTCAAACTTTCAGCGATTTTATCGCCGTGAATATCGTGAGTATAAACAAAGGCGATATGCTTTGCCATATACGCTTTCAGCTCCTCAAACATTCCCTCTGCATCGTCGCTACGTCCGTTCAGAAGCGCGCCGCAGCGGAAATTAGCAAGCTCATCTGCGCCGGAGGAATACTGCTCATGCTTTTTCTTGAACAGTTCCTCCAATTCGTCAAGCTGGCTATACATAAATTCGCTTAACCCTTTATTCATATTTTTGTGCCTCCTTCACATAGTCAACATAATAGACATCCTTAAAATCTTCCGACACTTCTGCTTCTGCCTTAACCTGCGCTGCATCGGCGTTCTCAGCCTCAACGCAGGTTTGCAAGTCCATATCGGGAAAAGCGATACTCTTCCAGGTTACAAGATATCTCATTTTCTCGCTCCCCTTTCCTGTTCGATTGCTTCCAATATCGGACGTTGAAATTCGCAGTCATAAACAAGTCCGACTCTGCCGTTATCATCTCTGTGCATCTCCATCAACTCAAAGTTCCATTCCAAATCTCCCTGCATCTGCGCCAGCATCCAATCTGGCAACTGAGGAAGATTAGTCACCAGTTCGTCTTGGATGGCTGCCAATGTCTGTGCTGGAATTCTGTGTACTGCATAGCGAAACGCGAACAGCAGGACGTTTAATTTTTCATTTGTCATTTTTCTTCACCTCGTTTTTATAAAAAGCGGCGGCGTGGGAATTCTCGAGTTCTCTTTTTACGCAAAGCGTTTTCGTTCAGCGCACAATAGCAGCGCTTACTTCTACACCTCGCAACCTACTGGCTTCGCCAACCGAGCCGCCGCACCCTAGGGCTTAATCAATCGGCACGTTAACATCCTTTGCGTACAGGTCTACGCCAGCAACATCAACGATAGCAACGTGCATTGGCGTGCAATGTGTGCGCAGGTACTTGACCAGCGGTCTAGCCGCTTCTTTAAGTTCTGCCTGTTGCTTCTCATGCCACGTGCAGTCTGCTTTCACTTCGTTAAAGAGTTCTAGTTTTTCTTGATGTTTCATTTCTTCACCTCCTTAACTTTTTCAAGGGACTTTTTGTCCCCACGTGCAACTTTTTCAAAGGATTTTGAGCCGTTGCATTTTTTACAACAGCTACAAGAGATTTTTGCAACATGTTGCAGTTTTCGCTTTTTTTACACGTCCACACACACAAATATACTCAAAGTCTTTGCCGACTTCCTTCAACTGCATCTTTCCATGACAAACGCCGCATTTGCGCTCACACGGAAGATTATTTGCAGAAAAATTATTCCTTTTGAATTTTCTTTTAAAGCTCATACTCCACGCCCAACTCTTTCGCCACGGCAGGCAATGCAGCTTCGGCTTCTGCACGAGTGCGATATACCCAGCCCTTGTCTAGCAGGGCATACTCTTCCGGGAATCCGCCCCACCACAACGAGCGAGCAACCCACTTATCGCCCAAACGCCCAAAGGTAAAATAAACATCGTCTTTCTTCGGCTGCCACGGCAACTTGATTATTTCGCATTCTCCCCTCAGCAATGCAAGAAAAGCAACATAGACCGAAACAGGCGCAACAGGCATTTTTACATCATCGTTATGCTTAAACATTAGCACCCTGTCGTTGTCGAATTTGTAGAACCATTCCTCGTACCCCTTAATTTTAAACTCTTCGCCCAGCTCTACGCCAAGCATCTTTGCGATTTCCGGGATTAAATTTTTAGCCATGTTATCACTCCTTAAATCTCTCAATAATCGCCACGATTAAGCCCATCCATTGGATAATGGCTACCGGGATAAGCGCCACAATCAGCATAATTGCTACAAATTCATCTAACGTCATTGTTATCACTCCTTCACGGGCTAATAATCGGCTCGTTCATCACTTACACTCCTTAATCTTTCTGCCACAGCAAAGTTCTTTTTGTCTGTCATAGTCTCCTCCAAAAACAACATAATAAGGCTTGCGTCTGGTTATGCACGTTTTCCCTACATAAAACGTTTCGCCGTTTCTCTTGATTTCTTTCACGTATCCGTGATATTCGACTGTCGGTGTGTAATTTTTTTAGTCATTATTCCCACCCCTTAATTCTTCTGCCGCACCAGCAGCAGTGCGACTGTCCAGCATAATAAAATATTCCGCCGCACTTTTTGCAGCGACAAGTCGGGAACGCCTCTTGATAATATCCCGCATATACAATCGCCGTTGTACGGTCAAGCTCGCGCTTGATAGCACGGATATGAGCCGTGTAATAATTGATACGTTTAAGAGCAGTTATTTTAACTACAACGCTCCACGCGGTACTCGCACGAAGTTTTTCTTCACTTCTTACGTACTTCAAACGCGAAATTTCTCTACGCAAATATTTTTGCGTTTCCGGCAGGCTATCCCACCATTTCTGACGGCTAGGCCACCATTCCTGACGCTTTAATGTCATTTACTCTTCCTCCTTTTCGATTTCCGCACGGATAACAGCCACCGCCTTGCGCAGATAATCAACATCACCGCTAAGCAGCCAGTATTCAAGTTCTGCGTTAACAGCCTTAATCAGTTTTTCTTGTTGTTCCATTGTTCGTCCTCCTTGTTTATCTTTTTACTTCACGGATGGTAATCTTTGCTTCTATAAGTCCAAACTTGCTATCTTCTTGATAAG